ATAATCAAATGATAAATGAATGGGAACAGGTTAAAAATAGAATTGCTACTGTAGGGAAACTTATAGCACGTATTGGTGGTGAAAAGTTTATGTTGGATTGGGTAAAAGATTTAAATGCGTTAATTGATATATTTGTAACAAAAACAGAAGATGGATTTTATCAATTAACAGAAAAAGGTGTAGAATTAGCTGCAATGATAACTGCTACTTTAAATGCCTTTAGAATATTATTTAATATTACTGTATCAATTGTTAGTTCTATTGGAAATATGGCATTAGCTTTAGGTGGTGTGGTAAGTTCAGCAAATGTTGCTGCTGCTTCAATGCTTGGAATGGCAGATGCAGCTAAAAAGACTAAGAATGAAGCGTCTGGATTAATATTTTTAATGCAAGTAATTTTACAGGCTTTTAATATGATTGGTATAATACTTCAAGCTATTGCAGCTTTAATAAAATCTATTGTTGTTGCTATTGATGCTTGGAAAGGAAGAATGGTAGGTATATTAGAGATGTGGGGTGGTGTTTTTGATTTATCATGGAGTAAAATGAAAAAAGGATGGGGTGGTTTTGTTAAAGCAGGAGAAAAAGCTAATAAGGATATAAAAGATATATGGATAGGAGAAGGAGGATGGTTTAAATCAGCACATAAAGGTATCAGTGATATTAATGAACAAATGGAAGATATGGGTAAAAAAGCACAAGGTATTTGGCCTGAAAAATCAGATCTTGGTGAGTTATGGCAATTACCCCATAATATGATGATGATGGGAGAAAAAGCCGGACAACTTATGGGTAAAATGCAACAAGCTACTCTTGCAGGATTAGAGGGGCCGGAGAAATTTAAACAAGCAAGAGAATTTGCTGCAAAGGAATATACATTATATGCAGAACAACTTGAAGCAAATATAAATAAAATATTATCATTGAGAAAACAAGTTAATGCAGGAGAAATAGATGTAGATCCTAATAAATATGTACAGTATGCAAAATTAATTGGTGAATATAGAAAAGAACTTACTGAGGTCAATGAATATTTTGTTATTTTACAAAAAAAGGAACAAAAACAATTAGACGATTGGTGGAAAAAGAAATCAAAAAAGATGGCAGGATGGGAACGTGAATATAAAACATTTTGGGAAAGTCTTGCTCCAAAGGATTTAACCAGAGCAGAAAAAACTGAAAAATGGCTTACTAAAACAATTGCAAAATTAGATGAACTTAGAGTTAAAAATCCTCTTATTAGAGCAGAGTTTGAAAAATTTTCAAAACAACTACAAGCTGCATTTGGTGAAAGACAGCAAGATGATATAGAAGCAACTGCTAAAGAAATTAAATCAATGCAACAGCAGTTAACTTCTCATCGTGTAGTTGATAATGTTACAAAAATAAATAATGAATTTGCTAAGATTGAATTAAAAGCTGAAAAATTAGCAAAAAATTGGTTGCCTAAACAATATGATGAAATGAAAAAATTGCTTGATGTTACAAGAAAAGAACGTATTGAAATTGAACGTATGAGTATGGCACATAAAGCATCGACAGCAGAACTTGAAGTAACAACTAAAAAGGCAGCTTATATGATGGGAAGTTTTTCACCTATAGAACAATTAAAAGGTGAAATACTTGAATTAAAAACAAGTTATAAAAAATCATTAGGAGATATTCAAAAGGAAATCGATGTAACATATAAAAAATGGGTTAAAGATGGTCAATGGTCAACCAGAGAAGGATCAATAGAAGCACAACGATATGTTAAAGCCCTTCAAGAACAATTAAAAGAATTGACTAAAGTAACTGAGAGAGAATTATTAAAAAAACAAAAACCCATTTGGAATGATATAGTTGAAGCATCTAAATCATGGTCAGATGGTTTTACTGATAGTTTAACTCAAATTGTAGATGGTATTGAATCAGTACAAGATGCATTGGATGCTTTGCAAAAACAAATTATCAAAGATGTTTTGAAGATAGTTATTAAACGATCAATTACAGATCAATTGATGGGTGCTTTGGGATCTGGATCTGAATCACCAATGGCAGGATTTTTTGGAATGTTTCCTGGTGGTAAAGTTAAAGAAGGTGGAGCGCAAGAAATTACTGCTACTAAATCAATTCCTGTTAATATAACTAATCCTGAAGCAATACCTTCATTGGATACTATACCTTTACTTGGTAAAGAGGGAATAGAACGAGATCCTATACCTGTTTATATAGTAAATGAAGTTCCTGGGTTTGAAGATTTTGGACAATCTCTTTCTTCAAAGGTGCAAGGAACTACTAATGCAGTTAAAGAAACGACAGGAGTAATATCTGATGGAAATATGGCAATTATTCAATCTATAATGCAAGGTGGTGGTATAGGTAGTGCATCAATGCAGGGTTACGCTAAAATGGGTAATGATGCTTTGGGATGGGCTAAAGCAATAGGATCAGTAGCAATGAAAGCATATGGTGGAGGGGCAGGAGGAGCAGCAGGATGGGCAGGTTCTTATGGAATGGACACCGGAGGTTATCAAGGATATGGTTTTGCTGAAGGTGGTCGAATTACAGAACCAATTGTAGGTAAAGGATTGCAATCTGGTGAAACATATAATTTTGGAGAGAATACTAAATATGGAGAAGATGAAATTATTGCTCCTATGAAAAAAATGCAAAGAACAGCACCACAACAAAAAGTTGAATATCATATGCCAATTCATATAAATTCTATTGATACACAAACAGGTGTGCAATTCTTAATGAAGCACTCTGATACAATACAAGGTCAAATGGTTAAAAGTTTAAAACAGAATAAACCTATTAGAAAAGGAATTCAAAACGCTTATTAAGGAGTAAATTATGGCAGCAGGTGATCCTTTTAATTTTCCGGTACATTCAATAGATATTCATACACCTAAATGGAATGTCTTACAAACAGATTTTGAAGGATGGAAACGTAAGACTCGATTGAAATCAACTGAGCCTATGCGTGGATGGAGTGTTGAAATACGTGGAAGAACTAATGCTGAGATGGCATTAATACTTGCTCATTACAATGATAATCAAGGCCCATTAACAAATTTTCAATGGAATATATTGCCTACTATTTGGAATGCAGGATACGGAACATATTATCAGGTTCAATATGATTCAATGGAATTTGCTAATCCTAATAACAAAGCAAATATTTGGGAATTTACTATAACATTTAGGGAGTGGTTATAATGCCAAAAGATATTTCTGCAAATGATTTATACTTATTTTATAAAAGTGGTGTAACTGCTTTAACCGGATATAAATTTTCAATTGATGGAGATGATGATGTTAAATTTATAGCTAATAATGTACAAGTTGGTAATTATATTCCTTTAGCTATAAAGCGTAATCCAATTAGATCTGAGGAAGGTACAATATTAAATGAGTTAGAATTAGGATTGGATTATGTAGATCTTCAATTTAAAAATGCTATAATGTCAGGAAAGTATAATAATAAATTAGTTAAAGTTTATCTTGTTTTTCCTGTGCAGGATATGTGGGATCAATGGGATGTTGATGCTGAAGTTATGTTGTTTCAAGGATGGACAGATGAACCTAAAGGAGATGAGCATTGGATTACATTAACAGTAAATCCTTTTCCTTATCTCGATAGACTTTATCCTAAAAGAATATATCAATCAGGTTGTAATTGGACTTTTTGTAATGATGATACATGTGAATTAGATTTATCTAATTATACGACTAATGTTAATTTATCTGCTCAGTCAGATGGTGTTACTTTAACATGTTCACATGGAAAAGCGGTAAATTATTTTCAACCTGGATTTGTTCAAATAAAAAATGGAGCTTTAATGGGAGCAGTTAGACCTATTTTAGAAAATGATTCAGGAACGATTATTGTACGAATTCCATTTGATGATACAATTGAAAGTGGTGTTAATATAGATGCTGTAAAATTGTGCGCTAAAAATTATCAAACATGTGAAGATGATTTTAGTAACTATGCTGAGTATGGTGGTTTTCCTTGGGTTCCTAAAGCACCAATAATGTAAAATATCCTGAATAACGGTTAATAAGGAGTGAATTTGATA